TACATCTAGCCCCTCAAACGTCGAAGCCATGATTGAACGGTCTTAGTTTCATAGATGCGGATCACCGTCCAAACGATGGTGAACAGCGCCGCAATCGAAGGAAGAACCTGGGCCAATGTCCCCACAACCGTCGTGATTGATAACACATCCCCTATGGTCTTTGCGGTTTCGTGGTTATCAACCATGTCGCACCTGTAAGATTAGGGCTTTGCTGGCCAGGTTATATTCCATGGGAACCCGGTTTGGGTAGGAATATCGCGCAACGCTTGGCGATAAACTGCCCAGACCAAATCATCCACCGGGGCATCCGCAAGCTGGGTCCAATCGCTCTCCGCCAAACGCGCAGCCCGGTCAGCCCGCACCAACTTAGCCTGCTCCGCATCCTTCGCCGCCTTATAGGCTGCTTCTTGCTGGGCAGCGGTGGCTTCTGGCGTATCGGTGAAGATCGGCCCCAAGATGTGCTTGGTGTACCACTTGCCGTCAGCCTGCTGCTCAACACCCTGGCGCATTGAGTACTGATACACCGTGCCGCCGGTAGCCTGCGCCCCCTCAAACACAGGATCAACGCCAATGGCTTCCATCACCTCTGGCGTGAGTGTTTCGTAAGACGGACCACCATTGGCCAGCAGATAGGCGCGCAGTTCGCTCTCGAACATCACGGCGCCAGTGGATCGAATACGGAGTTCCATGATGCCCTCTTATGTGTATGACCATTGGCCAAGGTAATTGTGTTTGCACCGCCACATGACTGTAGCACGTTTCACTCCGGTGGCGTATTCACATTCAGCGGATGTATCGAAAACGCCCTTTGGAGTGACGTACTTCTTGCCTAACTTCGTTGCTGCAAGAGCCTTTGCGTGAGATAGCGTTTTGGGTTTGCCTTGCAAAGCATCGGAAATCTTAGAAACCCATTCTTCTGAGCGTGTAGTTCCAAGATGCGGAAGGCCGCTGTTTGCCTCGATGGTGTCGCAATAGACGTTCCACAAAGCGTACGGCCCTTGGTCTTCCTTTCTACACATCTGATAGCAGCCTGCTTTACGCCCGCGAAGTTCCCATTTGCCGGTTGCAATCCACCATTCGCGCCATTCTTCGAAAGTAAATAGGAATTCAATGCCACGCCTTTTAGCGTCTGCTTTGCTTCTGGTGTATCCTTGGCGGAATTTATCGCGAGTCATCTCAGGCCACCGCAAAAAATATGAACGAACCGCCGTTAGCATTAATGGCAGCAGGGGCGGTCGAACTTATCTCAAAGCCTGCCGAATACGTATCCACATAATCTGTATTCGTCACTTCAGCAGCCGTTGAGTTCAAAAGCAAATAGCTGTCATTACCTGCCACAATCCCACGCGCGCTGTCCCACACATACCAATCGCCTGTGCTGTCGGTGCGCTTGATTAGGACGAACCTCGCGCCGCCAGTAAAGCCGCAATTGATCTGATTTGTTGTGCCTGTGCCTGTGTAGGAGCCGACCTTGGATACGCCTGCGACTGTGGCGAATAGATAGGCGACATAGGTGTACGCGGCGCTAACATTTACTGCACCTACACCCCCTACTGTAAACACAGATGCTGTCGGCGCAGTATCATTCCAATAGCCTGAACTTACAGTCGTGGCATTTGTGGAATTAAGGAACATGTATTTAGTTGGTTCGCCGTGATAAACTGCCCAATTTGCGCTATTATTTCGGGACTTAATAATCATTAATTCAGGCGCAGAACCTAAATTATGCGTGATTGTACGCCCTGCAACACCGTCCCCCGTATAGCACGCCACATCAAAGAAGCCGGGGGCGCGACGGAAAGCTTCATACACATTTGAAAGCCCGCCCCAATTTGAAGGCACCTGAAATCCGGTGTTGTCCCAAAATAAAGATTCCCCCGCAGTCCCAGATTCTGCTGCCGTTGAATTGGTGTATATAACAGAACCTTTTTCAGTTGCGTTAGTGCTTACTCCCCTAAGACGATCAACAACAGCATTATTGGCTGCTCCCGAACGATACTTAGTAAGCAAAAAATCAACCGGGAAATTAGTGGTCAGCTTCGTGCCAGTAGCCGCACTTGACGCAATCGGACTGAACACACTCGTCCCCGTAGTCGGCGTCTTCATCGGGCCACGGCGGATGGCGATGTAAATGTAGGTGGTGGCTGAACCAGTTGTCGAATTTTGATAAAAGCCAGTATTTGTCAAACGAATGTTTGTCCCAGATGCTTCAGCACCGGAGCTATTTGCCAATAAATATTGCTCGCCGCTAACAGTAAAGCCCCTCATATTGTCAGCCATCCACCAGTGACCTGTTGTGCTGGATGCTTTCATAATAACAAGTTGCGGCTCATACCCAAGATCGATAGTGGCTATGTCGCTTCCACTACTCGTAAACGACCCACAGCTAATCACATTGTCCGTGCCAGTGGCGCCAAAGCCGCCTGCATCATGGGCAAAGAGATAGGCGACGTAGGTTTTACCGTTACCATTAACCGAACCATCATTGCCAACACTAAAAACTGAGGATGTCGGTGAGGTATCATTCCAATACGTTGAAGATGTTGAAGCGGCAATAGTATCCTGTAGCCACAAGTATTTTGTTGCACCTATAGACCTATGATAAACGGCCCAGTATTCTCCGGCTGTTGAAGTGGATTTAATAATTATGCAACCTGGGGCTGATCCTAAATTGTGACTTATTGTGCGGCCAGATACACCATTCCCCGTATAAGTCACAACATCAAAAAACTTCGCCTGCTTGCGGAAGGTCCAGGAGGCGTATGTTGCGGCACCAACGCCAATTCCAGTTGCATTTCCTATGGTAAACCCATTTGTATTGAAAGGACCAAGACTGTAAGGAAGCGAAACTTCTGCGTCAGTGGTGTTGCTATTGATTTCCTTTTGTGATCCGCGTGCAGTATCAAAAAGAAAATTATTAGTAGCATCAGAGCGGCTTTTAATCCAAACCATCCCACCTTTTGTAGAAAGATCAATGCCGTTCGTGATGGTTTGTGACCCGCCTGTCCCCGTATAAAGATACGTCGAGAACACATCTTCGATGTAGTTGGCGGCGGTTGCCCGCGCACCAAAACCGTAGCCCTTTGCAGATGCGGCGCCTTGGGTAATTACGGTTGGCATTAAACTACCTCACTTAAACTGCGTCTGAGAAGCAAACACCGTGAACGCGGCGCTGCCGGTCTTAATGATGGTGTAAGTATAGACATCAATACCAGAGGCATTGCCAGCAGCCCATGCCGTGCCACCTTGGTACTTCGGCGTAACCGAAGAACCATCCACTTGCACCACGTTGTTGTAATAAGCCGTGCTACCCTGCGTCACCAAGAAAGCCACCGTGATCGCCTGGCCGGTTGACATCGCCGTATTTAGCGAAGTGCCAGAGGAAGCGCGGAAGTTCACCGTCCAGTTAGCCGAAGCATTGGACGTATAGTAAATCACGCTTTGCGTGGTGACATCATAGTTAATGGTGCCAGTAGCAGCCGTAGCAGATACCGTAGCTGTCTCCGCCGCGTTAGCCAGCACCGCCGCCAACACGCTAGAAGAACCATTGAACGTCTGCGCCGCCGTAAACGTGGTAGCCGTACCTGGCGCGACATAATCCGTACCAGCAGTGGCGTTAGCTAAGGCGCCACCGGAGTTAGCCTTCAGAATAGCCGTACCGCTTGGCGGCGCCAGGTAATCCGTCCCCGCCGTAGCATTCGCCAAAGCCCCACCGGAATTAGCCTTCAAGATAGCCGTACCACTCGGGGGCGCCAGATAGTCCGTCCCAGCCGTTGCCGCTGTAAAAGCCGAAGTGCCATTCCCCTTAACAATACCCGATAGCGTCTTGGCGCCAGTGCCCCCACTAGCCACCACCAAGGCGCCGCCACTAGCCCCGGCAAACAGCGCATCAATAGAATCCAAGTCGTTGTTTAACTTGGTGCCCCAGGTATCAGCAGACGCGCCAACCTCTGGCTTAGTAAGCCCTAAATTGGTGGTTGTCGTATCAGCCATTTAGAAACCCTCGCCTGTGCTGGGACACTTAGATTTGCGTCCATATTGTAGAGGAATCAACCAACGGCGTCCATGTTTTCGTGCCATCTGGGATTTGCTCCCACTTCAGAATGGCCGAAGCCACAAACTCGCTAGACGCCCCAATTTGGACCGAAAAATTACGAATAGCCAGGGCGGTAGCGTCCAAGTTAGAGGTGGCAGTCATCGCCACCCCAGATACATAGACCGCTTCCCCTGAAGCCGTCAGATCGCCCGAAGCCTCAATGTTTACACCGGATTGACGGTAGATAACGCCATCACCCGTGACCTCGCCAACCGCATCTATCTGGACCGCGCCCAAATAAACAATGGCGCCAGAAGGGGTTACAGACGCAACACCCTCTATGCTGGTGGCGCCGTTAAAAGTGCCGGTTCCAGCAGCCGTTAAGGCAGCAATGGCGTCAATTACAGACGCCCCCTCTTTGGGGTCTATGCCGTAATTACCTCGCCCATATAAGCCGCTGCCATAACCAGCCACTTAGATTACTCCAGGGTAATGTCGAGATCGCCAGCCGGAATGCGGAAAACGTCGCCCGTGCCAATGGTCTTGCTGGTGGTCAGTTCCCCGTAAGCCAACAGGTTCCCAGATGTGGAAGCATCAAAAATACCAACATAGGTAATTGTGCCCCAGGAACCCGTTGCAGTATCGAACTCAATAGCCCCGCTATTGGTGCTGGCGTTACCGCTGGTGGTCATCGTCGCCTGCTTGCGGGTGTAACCATTGCCGGAAACTTCCGTACCGCCACCACCCTCGCCAGGGGCAGCGGTGAACAGCCCAACATAAAGGCTCCCAGACGGCGAAGAATAAGCCGTCCCAGAGAACACATAAGCCATTATCTTGTTTTCAAGATAATTGGTGAAGGCGTTAGTGGTCATTAGCCGAAACTCCTTGCTCGCATCCGAAG